TCTGTCTCGGCAGATTCTGATGGCGGTGTAAGTGCTATGTCCACGGCGAGATGGTGTACGCCAGACGCATCGACCTCATCCACCGCCGTCAGCACGGCTGTCGGGTCTTTCGCTTGATTCGCCCACTCTACCCCGAACTCCGTCACGATCTCCTCCGTCTGAAGTCTTGTCGTACGGTCGATCGCCATGACGGATATTTCGTAACCGCCAAGATCCCAGAAGTCGAGGCCTGTCGGCAGCGTGATAGTTGCCGTGAGTGCATCGTTTTCTGTCTCCCACACAGGAGAGATAACATCGCTGAACACGGTGTCTCCGCTCGTCTGTGTGAGGAATCCCTCTGGATACTGACCGTTAGCACCTTGACTCGACACGATGACCACAAGGTCACACGGAGTCGAGACTGTAGCATCAAATTCAAACGGCTGAACCGTCAGAGTTGGTGATATGTCCACCTCAAGCGTAGGCCTTTCGAGGATGGTTACCTTCTTGGCCTCACTCGCCACGAAGCCAGAGCCTGTCGATGCCTGTACTGTGAACGATACCGTGCCATCAACGGCAAGCGATGCAAGCCTGTCGGCACTTATCTGTGCCGAACCGATGCTGCCCTCGCCCTCGGCTATGATCGAGCCGTATGTCTCCCTCTCGTAGTAGACCTTCTCATCATCGACCTCGGTGTCAGAGGAGAGCACATACTCACCACTCACAAGTTCATACCATCCCTGTGCGGATGGGTCACCCGTTGCTCCCGTGACTTGCCTGTAAGAGTATCCTGTGTCGGCTTTGACGATCTGCCATGCCGTCTGCACTCCGTTGCCGGAGAATGTCCAATAAACTTGCAGAGGCTCCCCGACAGGGATATAGCCGTCACAACTCGCCACGACCATCTCCGGCTTCTCGCTCGTCACCACCGTGGCTGCATTGGAGTAGTCCGAATAGGTCGTAGTTTCGCCGTCCTTGTACCGCCTTGCCTTGATGTGATACTTCTCACCCTCACCGAGGCCTTTGATGGTGATCGTTGCCGAATCGTGGTACTGGATCGCCCCTGTCTCTGGATACCGACCGTCAGACCATGTGAATTCATACTTGGACGGGTCTTTGGTGGACTTCCATGCATCTTCCTCTTCATCCCATGACAGTTCCGTGCCATCGGAGTCATCCTGTCCGTCAGCGTTCCAACCGAGGTGCACCACGGCAGATACTCCGTCTGCTCCGGCTCGTGCCGAGATGATCGTAATGGAGTCATCCGCAGCCGTGGCTGCTGGCGTGACCAAGTCCTCGACCATCATGTAGTTCGAGTACCTATAGAGCACATTCTCCGCAGCGTGGTACGACTTTATACGAAGCCATGTGTACTTGCCCCTGTCCGGCAACAGATCTGCGACAGGCATCGCCATCGCCGTGCAGTCCACATCGTCCACGATGTCCGTGGCTGTCCACCCAGCATCGCCAGCGATCTCGTCAGCGGTCGCATAATCGACATTAGCAAGGTACTCCAACTGGATCTCATCAATAGGGTGCTCTTTGACCTTGTTCGTGTCTATCAGAGCCGTCATCTTGCCCGTGTTGCTCTTGCTGTCACATGTCGCACTCTTGATGGTGACCTGCGATGGATACGAGACATAATATGTCCTTGTGACCGTCTTCGAATCTCCGGCATAGCCTCTTGCCTTTGCCGAGAATGTAATCTTCACATAATCGTCATATCCGAGTGCTTGGTAGTCCTGTACATCATAACTCAACGAGAACTCCGTGGATCTGGACGCATCATCTGAAGCGAGGATCGTTTCACCCGTTCTGCTGTCGTAGACGGACACCTCGTACTTGGTGTCGTATCTCTCGGCGTATGTGAGGCCAGCGTCTGTCGTGATTGTGGCAGACACACTTCCTGTATTCGGGTTGAATGTCGGATCAGATATAGCCGGAGCCACCGGAACCTTGAACTTCCTCGTTGCCTTCGCAGCAGCCTTCGTGCCGACCCCTTTAGCATTCTTCGGAGCAACCGTTGCGGTGACCGCCTGTAATATCAGTTTCCCGACAGGGTAGAAGTCGTTACGAGTATATGTCTTCTTCCCAATCTTGAAACTGTCTAAATTGATAATGCTCGTCTTCACTCTGACCGAGGCGTTCTTCGTTACCACCTTCGGGTCTTTCTTTGCCGTCCTCTGCTTTATGTCTAATGTCCAAGTGATTTGCAGATTTGTTGCTCTTCTGTTGTTGTTCTCGTTCGTGAGCCACCCCGAAACCTTCCACGAGGCTTGCATCTTCCGAGTGTTTTTCACCCTTATAGGTGCAGACAGGCTGCTCACGCCGAGCATTGGTCTTCCTGTTATATTGACTGCCATTAGAACGCTCCTGCCATCTTATATCGAATTAATCCTCGTGCTACATCTCTCACCATGTCATTGGCATCATCAGATGCATCGTACTGGAGATAGATGTTCACGACTCCACCATTGCCACTTGTAGCCTCCTTGATGTCTCTCATAAGGGATGCTCTGCCGTAGAGCATCTCGTCTCCAGATTCACCACCGATGGCGAACCGTGTCGGCCTTGTAAGCATATACGGAACGCTCATAGCCTTGGCGTATTGCTCATACCCAACATCGAAGGTAGGTGCTGTAGCCGTCTTGCCACCGACACTCTTGCTCTTCGACCCTATGGTTATTTTAGGGAGCGAGAAACTTAAGATCTTACCAAGAGTTATTGGGAAGAACCCTTTGATCGCATCTATCCATCCCGTCACCTTTTCCTTGGCTGCATCCAACTTCTGCGTAATTGCGGTCTTCGCTTTGTCAAATGCTGCTCCGGCCTTGGCTGCGAGTCCTGTGAATCCGAAGTACCGCAGAACTCTCTGAACGAGGTTCTTGACGACATCCAGCACACGAGGTGCCACCGACTGTATTCCAGACAGGACTCCCCTTATCACTCTCAACCCAAGTTCGAGCCAGTTGACTTGGTAGAAGGCCTTCATGATCGCTTTGGTGAGGTGCCACACCGCTTCGAGTATCCTCGGAATGGACTCGATAAGTGCTCCTATGAGTGCAGCGATGATCTCGCCGATCTTCTCAAGGAAGTCTCCCTCGCCAGAACCGAACCCTTCGATGACAGCCGTGATAAGATTCAGACCGCTCTCGATAAGAGTCGGCAACGCCTGTAACAGTCCTATGACTATATCCGAAACAAGCATGAATGCCGTGCTTATCAGTTGCGGTGCTGCCTGTGTCACCCCATTAATAAGGGTCATCACTAACTTACCGCCTGTCTGCAACAGCGGAGGCAGATATGTCTCGATGACTGTCGGCAGACCCTCAAGTAATGTCGGGAGCATCTCGGTCAATGCCGTGCCAATGCCCTCTATCGCTTGTAACACAGCCGGAGCGATGTTCTCCATGACCGTGCCTATTGAGGTCATGAAGTTCTCCGTGAGTTCTGCAATATTCGCATCTGGGTCTGCCATTCCTGTCAGCAGATTCTCCCACGCTGCCTTCGCCATGTTGATAGACCCTTGTATGGTCTTCGAGGCTTCTTTCTGCGTGGTGCCCGTGATGTTCATCTCCTCTTGCACCAGATGGATCGCCTCAACGATGTCGGCGTAAGAATCGATGGTCAGATCTCCGGCTTCGCCATTCGCCTTGGCTATTTCGTTGGCCTTGTCTATGAGGCCTTGCATACCCTCTTTCGTACCGCCGAACCCAAGGTTGAGGTTATCAAGGGTCTGATACTGACCCTTTGCGAGTGCTTGGTACACGCCAGCGAGTTCCTCAACTGTGTACTTGCCGAAGGTGTTCGCATTGTCGGAGATGTCTTGCATCGCCATGTCAGCGATCCGTGCAGCCTCCTGTGAATCACCGCCGACCGAGTTGAGGAGTGCTGCCGAGAAGCCTGTGACATTCTGCATGTAAGCATTCGCAGACATTCCGGCGGTCAGATACGCTTGGTTGGCATACTCCATCATCTGGTCGTAGCCCTCGCCGTACAGTTTCTTGATACCGCCCGTCAACTGTTCGTACTCTGCGTACGCCGTGACCGATTGCTTCGCCAACTTTGCCACGGCTCCGGCTGCTGCGATGGTTGCCGTGCCGAGTGCAACAGCACCGACCTTTGCAACCTTTAACGCTCCGGCAAACTTGCCACCGAATGCCTTGGCCTTGCCCTCTCCATCATTTAGTCCCTTTTCATATTCCTTTGAGTCAAGCGTCAGAGTCGCTTTCAACTTCATGAAGTCCATGTTTCACCTTTAATCCTAACTTTTCGATCACTTCAAGTGCGACCTCATCACCCGTCTTCTCCGGCTCCTTTTTCTGTGGGGTTATCAACTCGGCGTAGCGATACGGCACATCGGTGCCAACGAATTCTGCGAGGCACTTTAACAGATCGCACACATAGCCACGATAAGATGCCTCCTCCATTCGGCGGTTGTACTCGGCAACGACATGGTCGATTACATACTCGGTGCCGAGCATCTCCAAGAGATCCAGCCGAATAGTCTCACATCCGCTTATCCAAGCAGACTCCCCACATTCATTAAGGATGTAAAAAAATTGAGCACCGCCTTGTTGTTGAGCAGTTCGTTGAACGACTCGATGTACTCGGTCATGTCGTGATCATCGATGTGTTCCGGCTCTACAAAACACAAAAGAGCAAGCACCTCAAGAGTCTCCTCTGGGTGTTCTTCCAGAACTGCGTCCAGAATGTCCTTGAGGTTCTCTGATGCTTGCTTGTTTAGTGCTGTTTTCCGTTCTTCATCGGTCGCACCCTCCTTGAAAGACGGTACCCTTTTGCGTATGTTGACAATATCCGTGTCGGTCAGCCATTTACTGACCGACTTACGGATCTTGTTCGTCTGTGTCAGAAATTCTGACGGTTTGCAATTTGCAAGGTTTTTCATGATCTATCCCTCCTATAAATCAGTTCGTTTTACGCTCCCGCTGGTGCTGTGACCTTGACCGTGCATGTATCGGTGACTGTTACGCCATCAATTGTTGCACTTGCCGTAATGACCGTGTTGCCAGCACCTACGCCTGTGACAACGCCTGTGCTTGTGCCTACGGTTGCGACTTCATTATTGCCGGACGAGAATGTTACGCTACCGCCCGATGGCGTTGTGACCGCCGTAAGAGTCTTTGTGCCTGTGCCCTCGATCTCGATATAATGCTTATTGAGATTTACCGCTGGCTCGACTTCAGCCGAACCACTCTTGACGAATATCTCGAATGGTACGGTGTCCTGTTCCTCGATGCTGTAATGCCCGTGGAATTCGAAGGACAGTTTACCCTTTTCGTCCTTTTCGGACTGGATCTGGAACCCACCCGTGCTCAAAGAGTTCATCAGATGGATCGCAAGGAATCCGGCATTCTCGCCCGTGTTCACATCGGAGTAGTCACCTACCCACCACACATCCTCGAAGTCTGTCTTGAGCAGTTCTGCCCTCGGCACGACCTTCGTGGTGTCCTGTGTGTCGATGTCGGCTGCACCCACCAGCCTCTTGGCAAGAGCCGTTGAGCAAGTGAGGAATGTGCCACTCATCTGCGGATCATACTGCTTCAGATGCTTCAGTTCGAGCATGTTGTTCGGGACATTGTCGATGTCCTCACCGAAGTCCGTAAATTCTGGATTTGTTGTAAAGTTGACACCGCCCGTTGTGGCTCCGAGAATGTTGCCGATCACTCCCGTTGATGGCGTGAACTCGTCAACGAGTATGCCAGCGTTCAACTGGAGTTTCTCGAAGGTATCGGTCGGTACCCTTGTGTATTTCTGTGCCATGATGATGTTTCCTTTCTACTGAAATTCGCCTGTGGTCTGTAATACGATTCTTCTTATCTGTCGGTCATTTTCGTCTGCCAGCCTCTGTGCAAACGGAGTGGCCTTGGTCACCCAGAGCCGTCCACCGTCATAGCCGACACCCATACCGCCTCCGATGAGGTTGCTGATCTCTTCTGCCTTCTGACTGACCTCCGTCCACGAGTTAGATCTGTACCAAATGGATGCGGTAAGATACACGGCCTCATCGAGATCCCCGACTGATGCCGAGTAGGTTATGTAGGGCAACACCGCATTGTCGGGAACGGTATTCTCGTCATAAGCGGTCAGACCGAAACTGCTCCACAGCGTTTGTATCGCCGTCCATTTATCAGCCATGTCCCACCTCCTATGGAAGTGCCGAGATCTCCTCGGCGTTTACTTGTCTCATGTCCAAGGTCGCACTATTCGGCGTGTACTTGTCATCGCCGTCAGATGTGACTCTGAACAGTTTGTTGTCCCGTGCTCTGCGGAATATGTCGTGGTACTGAAGCACAACATTCCTCGGTGTTGTTACGGTGTACAGAGAGTGCACACCCTGTGCCTCCGCTGCCCTTGCTTCGATGGATGTGTCGAAGGTGATCGCTGCATCAAAAGAGGCTCCGTCCACCCATTTGTTAACGAAGCCTCCATATTCATCCAGCGTTGTCTGCTTATTCAACAAGATACACGATTCCATTAATTCATTCAGCAGACTCATAACTTCCTCCATCTGTTCAGTTCGTCAGCGAAGACGCTCTTCCATGTCGGAACGCTACTGCCTCCGGCACCCGAACCCCCACTACCTTTCGAATATGTGTAACCTCCGAAGGATTCCGACTGAAACGGACTCATGGCAGAACTGTCTGCACCGCCATACTTGTTCATCCATGCCGAGATCCTTTCCGAGAGGGCAATGACTGTAGGAGGGACAGCCATCGCCCATACGGCACCTTCAAACACCTCGTCCACGAGGGATTCGGTGTCTGTCGGATCATACTTGTGCACTCCGTCATTGAATACGGAGCCTACAATGCGATAATACTGACCGTCCTGTAGAAAAGAGCCGTCAGCAAGCCGTCCTCCTTCAATTGTGAAAGTACCGAAGTACTTATCTTTCTCAAACCAGTTCTTCAACTCTTGACACAGTTCGGTCAGCATCGTATTACTTCTCCTTCTTCTTTTTCGCCTTTTTCGGCTTCGTTTCTGCCTTGCCGTCCTGTTTGTCGGTCGGCTTGGTTTCTTTCGTTACAGGCGGTATTTTCGCCTTCTGTGGTGCCTTCACAGCCTCTATGAGAGCCTCGCCACGCTTATTTGATGTGGATGCCAGTTCAGCGATACGCTCATCGCTCACTTCCACGCCCTTGTGGGGGAATTCATCCCCCACAAGGTAAACATGGTTGTCATCTTTGAGGTCTGTGAAGTCCTTGATTACTCGATACTTCATAGAACTACCTCCTCATCGTTCTTTGATAGATCACGCACCCTTTGGCTCGAGTGTCAGACCAGACAGACCGAAGTACTGAATGTTCTTGTGACCATTCGCATCCGTCTGTACGGTCTTGATCTTCTGATTCTTGTCAGCGACCTTGAACACCGCATCCTTGTCGGAGTCGAGTGTTACCATGCCTGTGCCGTGGGACGGTGTGATGCCGACCTGTACATTTGCGTATGTCAGACCACTCGAGAAGTTGTCGAACTTCAGAGCGATGAAGTGACCATCACCCGAGAGTGGCCCACTTGGCGAGAGACCGCCCTCCATGTAGGCGAGTGTTCCTGTGATCTCACCATTAGCAACCGCCACATTGCTCTGGAAATCAGACGGCGTTTTGTCAGTCCACGGGAATGTGGTGTCTGCTGGGTCAGCCGTAACAGTAAGATCAGTCAGAAAAGAATCGTCAACATCGACTACTGCGATGCCATCGATGTACTCTGCCCACAGAGCCATGCCCATGAGTGCGAATACTTCGCCTACGGCTGTTCCGTAGTTGCCCTGTGCGTGGAATCCGATCAGATTCGTCTCACCCTGTACGGTGTAGTCGAGTCCTAACTGTGCGAAGTCGCTGTTGCTCGGATCGATGTAGTAGAGGTCGATGTTCTCGACAGGAAGTGCGATCACTCTGCCTCTTGCGATGTCCGGCTCGGACAGGAGGAACAGGGTCGAATAACCCATGAAGTCCTTCACATAGTTCAGTCCGAACTGTGTCTGAACCGTGATGTTTGCTGCACCGATGTACTGATATACATCGAGGATGTTGCAGAAACCGACTACCTCGGTGACTGTCCTTCTCATCTTCTGGAACTTGTCCAGTACATTGGCCTTTGCCATAGCCAGAGCCATCTGGAACGAGGCCTCTGCACTTGTGAGTTCTCCGGTGTTGAGGAATTCGTAGAATCTTGTCAGAATCTTGTTCTGAAGTTCGTAGAGGAACGCATCGTCAGTCTTCTGAACCGCTGCGGCTGCACCGTACTTGGCAACAGCCTCTACCGATACTGCCTTGGCGTACTTCTCGATTGTGAGGTCACCGAAAACTACAGGCTCGACTTCTGCGAGGCTGTATGGAATCTCCTCACCCTCTCCTACGGAGTCCTCGAGCGTGACTGTTCCTCTGCTTGCGACCAGTTTTGTGCCAGCCTCCTTCTCGATCACATTCATGATTCCGAGGATGTCTCGGAGTGCGTCCCAGTTCAGACCGAATCTTGTGACGAAGTCGATCTCACGAACCGATGTGTCGATGTTTGCCTGTTTTGTAAGATTAGTTTTAGCCATGATTATTATCCTTTCTGTTCTTCTTGAATGATCTTGGCGAGAGCCTCCTGTCTCTGCTTCGAATCCATCACAAAGCGTCCTCTTTCGTCACGCTTGTAGATTTCATCTCTGGAGATCGAGCCACCGCCGTTGCCCTTTGGTGGAGTAGACACATCCGCTCCCTTCTCGCCCTCTTTGGCGATGAAGCCGTCCCACTCTTTCTGAATGGACTCTTTGAACTTGTCTGCATCTTTCACCTTGCCTTCATCATCAAATGCGACCTTGGCAATCTCTTCTGCCGATACCTTGAGGATCTGATCGATTCTCTTCGCAGATATGCCGACCTCAAGAAGCAGAGACTTGTATGCCTCCGTCTTTCTCGTCAGTTCTGCCTTGGCCTTGTCAGCCTTCTTGTAATCCTCGAAATCCTTCTGTACCTTGTCGTACTTTGACTTCCAGTCTTCCTCGTCATCCTTTGCGAGTCTTTCTTTCAGATCGTCCCTTTCCTTCTGGACGGTCTTCAACTGATCCGCATCAGCCTTGTACTTTGAGATGTCATCCTTGAGTCCATTGACCGTGTCCGTGTGCATCTCTATGATCTGGTCAATCTTCTCCGGCTCGATTCCCATCGCTGCTAATGCTTTCCTTGTAAGTGCCATCGTAGTCTCCTTTCCTTCGTAAACATTCCTTTGTTATTCGTTACGATGTGTTTGTATACCAACAGAAAACCGAGCGTTGTGCTCGGCTCTCTGCGTGTATCTGTTTGTGCTTTAGAAGCCTCCTCCTAAAGACCTCTTTATGATCTCGCCATACTCTTTCAAGTGGTTCATGATGCCATTCCGCATAAAGTGGATGGCTTTCTGCCCCGATGTGCGGTGCCATTTGCCTTCCTCGTCCTTATATACCCACGGTGTGCTTCGACCACCGCCGTCAGCGTATATGCCCGTGCCGTACTCGACATACGGAGCGTACTCGACAGGCGTACCGATCGCCACGGTGTCCTCTTTCTCCATCGCATGTGTTATGGAGTTGCGGAGGGTTCCCGTGTCAACGGCAGTCTCGTAGGTTTTGCAATGGCTCTCTGCCTGTTCTCCGGCTGCCATGAGTGCCCTCTCGATGGCCTGTGGCAGTTCAGCGAGTATTTTATCCGTGTTGTTTTCGACTATTTCGATTTTTGTCATGCCTTCGTTCGCTTTCTTTTGCTTTTCTTGGCATAAAGGCTAATGTGAACCACTCCGTCCTCGTCCATATAGTTCCTCACAACATTGAACGAGGCATCTTTTGGGAGCACCGTTTCCTTTTCGTCACGCTTAAACCCGTGGATGCCGTCCGGCTTCTGGATTTCGAGGATTACAGGCACCCCTTCGCCACCGCCATAATTGTCAACATCCATGTAAATCTTGGCTATTTTTCGGTCTGGCGTTGTTGCTGTGAGGGTTTCCATCACATATTGAGTGTGTGGGGAGATCGCTCTGGCCTCCTCCTCGCTCATAACCATCCCACGGAACAGAGTCTTCTGCCCCGTATTGATTGCGGTGCCTTCTGCCTGTATCAAGTTCGCTTCGTGTGCCAACCTCACACGCTTCTCTTCTGGTATCTTGATGCCGTTCATGTCTTTGGTAGGCATCCTTCCAGTTCGGATGAATTCAGACATTGCGTTGGCGTTCTCATATTCAAACCAGTCAGCAGATGCCTCCTCTCTGGTGGCGGTGCCGAATCCTTTGAATCTGCCCCATTCCGAATTGCTCGATTCTCTTACCTTTTCGGATCGCCACTCCTCATACGACATATCACCGAGTTTCGGCATGGGTCTGATGCTCGGATCAGTTACATCGAGTTCAAAACCCTTGATTGCCGACAGAAGAGTGCACCGACAGTTGTAAACATTCGCTCCAGATGCTTCTGGGTCGGCTGGGTACATGATCTTGCCCACGGAGTTCTCAAAAGGCTCGTCAATGTCCTTTATCACGCCGTCAAGTTCACGATGCCAATGCCTTGTGCGGTTGTCCACCGTTGCCAGCCATTGCTTCTTGGTCGGAATGCCGAGATCGTTGGCTCTCTTCATCGCATCGATGCGTCCAGCGTTCTGCACCCCTGTCATCATCGTCCGAGCGTTACGGATGGCAGCCTTATGGTCACCGCCCGTGATTATCTCCAACCGCTTGGTGATCTTCGGGATGGATTCGCCCTGTAGGACGGCCTGTGTGAGTACCGATTTGACACGCTTCTTGTCCCACGCTATCTGCCGTCCCTCTTTGATGTCCTTCGCCACAGCCTTGCCGTAGTCGTGGTACAGTTTCGGGTCTTCCCGATACATCCTCTCGACTGTTTCACGGCTGTAGAGCGTGTACGAGGTGTCCATGCCGGAGCCTTGTTCACACTCGAAGGTCGTGTAGTTGTGGTTGACCGCATAGACCTCTGGAGCGTGTTCCTTGCAGATGCTCATGGCGATCTCGGCAGCGTTCAGATAATCCTCTGCGAGTGTTTCGCACAGTCCTTCCCACCTTTTGCCGACAAGCATCTGCCCTTTACGCCATGTGAGGTACTCCTTCTCGGTCACCTTTCCGGCTTCGACCAACTCACGCCACTCCTTATCCTTCCTCTCGAAGTCCTTAAAGTACGCCTTGGTCTTCTTGACCGCCTCCTCGTGAGCCTGTTTGTACTCCTTGGAGATCTCATTCTCGATGCGTTTTATCTCTTCATCAGTCCATTTGTGAGCCGGATCGGTTCTCTTCGTCATCGTTATCAGCCTCGTTGTCTATGTTCCCGAAGCGGTTTAACTCGTTGTCACTCATCTTCTTGAGGACTTCCTCGACCTTATCGCCGTCACCGAACAGAGTCAGTATCTTCTCCGTTACATAGTCCTCTTCGAGGTACGGTGCTGCTTGCATCAGCACTTGGACTTCCTCGTTTGTGTTGACAATCATCGAGCGAGTAAAGGTTGCCTCGTTCTCGATGCCAGCGAGTGCCATCAAAGCGTCAAGAGCCTCGTGGATGCAGTACTCGAACTGATCACACTTGATGTTCAGAGGCTCATACGCTGCCTTGATCTGCGTGGCTGTGACCGCTCCGCTTGCTATGTCTTCTGGGTTGAACGCCATGAAGTCCTTGTGGATATCCTTCTCCAATCTGTTGAGGATGGCTTCACGGGCGTTATACGGCACCTCCATCGTGTGGCTCTCGGCCTTCGCTCCGTCATCATCGACAACGGCTGCCTTGACCGTCTTCATGTGCTCCACGAACTTCACGAGGTCGATATCGTCCATGCCTCCGGCATTCTGTATCGTCCAGTAGATCTGCGAGGCATCGTCTATATCGTTGGCAAAGCCACTCGAAATAAGGTCGTATGCGTCTATGCTCGACCTCTTTCCGTCAAGTTCCGACAGATGCTCTGGGTTGCCCCACAGAGGTACTATCGGGAAGGACGGATAGTTGTGCTTCTCAAGTATCTCTTCGCCATCTACCTCGGACTGCACATACTTGGTGATGTACGAATCCTTCTCCTTGAACACCTCGCCCTTGCTTTTACGCCATATATACTCGGTGTATCCGTTAAGTTCGTAGAGCGTGGCACGGAGCGGTTTGTCCGATGCTATCTGCCAAAACCTCACGCCAGCCTTCAGCGAACCGTCCTCCTCATCGTAAAGAGGAGCGAAGTTCAGAAGGTCGAACACATCAACATGATCGAGGTTGTAAAAAAGAAAGGCCTCACTTGTGATGAGTGCCCTCTTCCCAGCCTGTTGTAGTTTTATGTCGAACTTGTCCCCGAAGGCCTGTTCTGCCGTCTGCGTGTCTTCCCAAGTGATGCCGTTACCGAGGAGGAACTGAACCTCCTGTGTCACGAACCGACCGAGGAACCCACTCGCAAGTTTGTAGTTCGCCGACCAATTATCCGGCACCGCCTGTCCCGACATCGTGTACAGGATCTTGCGGTACTCGTTTATGGTCGTGTTCTGCTGTCTTGAATAATCCTGTGCTATCAGAGCGTCCTTGTAAACCGTTGAGGACTTGTGATCGTTGATGACCTTCCGCACAAAGGACATCCTTTTGTCTTCGCTTGCGTTCTCAAGTTTCTGTAGATCTTGGTATGTAATCATCCCATCTCCTTAATTCCAAATAGCCTTATACTCCTCACGCCCGAACTGTCTCCACAACAGTCGTGCTATGCACGAGAGACTGTCTGGGCAATCATCGTGTGCAGCGTTCTCGTTATACTCAAGTATCTCCTCGATGTATGACGGGTCGGTGTCACTTATGAATATAACCTTGTCCCAGATCCCTTTGAGATAGGTTGATATCTTGATGTACTTATTCGTGGATTCGTGGTATGTCCGTGTCAGATCACCACGCCTCTTAAGTTCCTTCTGAAGGTATCCCTTGTCAGCGTTGTCCTCTGTATATGTCCTACCGCCGAGATATTTCGCCTTACAGAGCAGAATGTCATCGAGGCAATCATCTACATGCTTCTCGTATTTCTTGCCGTATACATAAAGATAACCGTCCTTGTAGGCACCGATCGTGAAGGCCGTGGAGTCCTCGCCTCCGTAGGCTGCATCGATGTGACAGATGCCGTTGTAGACCTTTGTCCTGTCCTCCGTGAACTGTGCCTCCACGAACATCGCATCCTCATCGGCGATATGCTTCAGTTCATAGTTGGCAGCGAACACGCCACGGGTCAGCAGACGCTTCTTCTCTTGGATCATCTCCTCCGTCATGACCCCTGTCGAATAGCAATCCCACCGCTCTGGCTCCGGCATGATCTCGAACGCATCGTCCTTGTGCCACGGTGTTCCCGTGTTGAAGATGCGACCCGTGCCGAGCATCTTGACATTGTTCAGTTCCTCGTAGAAGAGTTTCGTCTTGTCTCGCTCGGCCTTGCTCGTTCTGTCTCGGATGTTCACGATGTCATCCGTGAAGATGTAATCGTAATGCTTACCCGTTACGGATGACTGCGTACCGACAGCCGTCAACTGTGACGAGCCTTTGATGTCCGTGGTCAGATTCGTGGACAGTTCGTTTGAGTTGTCCACAGTCAGTTCGAGCCTCTTGCCGTAGATGCAAAGCACAAAGTACTGTGTCTTCGGATGGAGGAGGATGTTCTTTACTTGTTTCACGATCTCCTTTACATCCGTGTCCGTCTTCCGGCAGAACAGCGTCCTCTTGTTTGGGAGAAGGATCATGATGATGGCCAGCACCACCGAGACGCATGTTGTCTTGTAACTGTTCCTGTGAGCCTGTAGCGTTCGGTCACTCCTTGCCGTGAGCATCGACCTCATCCAATGGTTGTGGAGTTCGCCCAGATCCTCGAACCCAAGGATATGCCCGAACTTGTACGGTTTATTCCACAGGAACTGTACTGCCTGTTGTCTTGTCAGCATCAGTTATCACCGACTCTTCCTCGTCTTCGAGCACCATCGACTCGATCTCGTCTATGATGACTTGGTCGACCTCTGATACTTGAACCTTGTCCACGGGTTTGAATCCGGCTGTGTCCCTTATCAGTTCCCAGAACTTCGGGTTGCCCTTTGCCATTTCCTTCACGGCAACCTTCACCATCATCTCGGCACCCGTCATCGGGTCACCGTTCTTGTCCTTTCCGGCCTCTGCTTCGAGAAACACTTGAAGTTGCCTTTTAAGGTCGGCCTTCTCCCTTCTTGCCTTGCCGGATGCTATGCCAGCCTTCCGTGCATTCTCTCGGCGTTCTTCGGGCGTTCGTGCTTCATTTGGTACCAAGTTCTGCTCGTTAGCCATTTATATCAAACCCCACTCTGCAAACTTCTCAAATCCACCTATGGCGGTGATGTAATCTCTTGCTATCTCGACTATTTCCGAATACGGTCTACCATCTACCTCGGCATCTCCTATAGCACAGCAAAGCGTTACCTCGTGTCCTGTTGCCTCGGCCTTCAGATGGGCATATACATTGACCGACACATCTGCCTTGGACAGATCCTTGCCGTGAAGACCACCGCCTGTGACGGCATCGCCCATATCCGAGCCGAGTTTCCTGTTTGTTGCTCCGGCATCGACATCTGAACCGCCTGTCCAATCACCGAGAGGGTTGATCGTGGCTGCCGGATACATGTCCATCAGATCGTGGCTGTCTGCGTTGCTCTGGCAGATTATCAGCCTGTCCCCATCGAGGATGTACTTCCCATCGTGTGGGTAGGCATCATATATGTCGTGTGCTATCCTCGAAAGGTTGCTCTGCTCTTCCGTTGTCGGGACTCCCTTGAAGATCCCGTTGTCTCCGCATCTGATGCCTTCCTTCTGGTTGTCCGAGAGGTGAGCGTCCTGTGGAACCTCCTTGTATGAGGTCAGCATCGCCCTTCCACATATACGGCTCACCGCATCTGCTACTTGATTGCTCGTAAGATGCACCGAAGTCTCCGCTATTATGTGACACTCTCCGTGCCCCAGCAGAACCTCCACAGCCATCCGAGGGTTCTCCTCTTTCTGATAAGCGAGATCAACTAATGCTCCGGCTATTCTATCTGCCACCTTGTCTGGGTGACTTGGGTTTACTTTCTCGTACATCCTGTTCCCTCCTTCATAACAGAATCGCTTCTTTTCCTGTATGCTGCTCCCATCTTTCAATGATCACATCGACATACTTCGGGTCAAGTTCGCTCATAAAGCATCTGCGGTCGAGTTGTTCACACGCCATCAGCGTTGTTCCACTCCCACCGAACAGATCCAACACGGCATCGCCCTTGTTACTTGAGTTTGTGACCGCCCGTGCCACAAGAGCCACAGGCTTCATTGTCGGGTGCAGTTCCGACCTTATCGGCCTGTCGAAGTCCCACACATCCGATTGCTTTCTGTCCTTTAACGGGTGCAGCCTCGGTGCGTCATCCTTCCATCCGTACCATATAGGTTCGTACTTGGTGTGGTAGTCCTTCCTTGAGAGCACCATGTGGTCTTTGTTCCAGATGATCGTGGAACTCCAATGGAAGTTGTTCTCATCAAGAGCAAGCATCAGATTGCCCCACTCCTGTGCCGACATAACGACATAGGCTATGGCTCCGGCCTTTGTAGCCACGCCCATCATCGAGAAAGCGTCTGTCATGAAGTCCTTGAACGCCTCGGTAGACATAGAGTCGTTTAATATCGTCCGCTTTTTGTAACGCATCGGGTTATTCTTGAACTCTCCATACGCTACATTCCACGGTGGATCTGTAAAGACCATGTCTGCAAGGCACCCCCCCATCAGCCTCTCGATGACATTCGCATCTGTGCTGTCACCGCATATAAGTCTGTGGTCACCGAGTTGGTACAGATCACCGAGTTTCGCTTTCGGCTCTGCTGGCGGTTCTGGGATCTCGTCCTCGACCACCTCTTCCGGCAGATAATCCGTGTCTATCTCAAAGCCGAAGTCGAACCCATCAAAGTCGATGTCCTCAAGTTCTTCTGCGAGGATATCGAAGTCGAAGTCGGTGTTCATCGTGAGTTTGTTATGCACCAGCATGTACTCACGCCTCTGCTTATTGGTCAGATGGTCGAGCCGGATGATGTCACACTCCGTTGCACCCATCTCCTTCAGAGCAAGATACCTTCCGTGGCCTTCCACGATGGTGTTATTCTTGCCCCAGACCGCTATGGGGTCGTTATTGCCGTACATCTCGATGCTTTTCTTGATCTGCTCGATCTGTGCCTGTGGGTGCAGTTTGGCATTCTTCTCATACGGCTTCAACTTGTCTATGCTGATCGTTTCTATTTTCATTGGCACCCTCCTTACCAATAAAGCAAAAAGACGGTAATCACCGCCTTTCTGCTGACCTTATCCTATGAAATTGTTCCCTCGTCCTCGGATTTGCACCGAGTAGCCTGTGCGAGGACATCACTCCTTGTAAAAGAAGCCACCAAACTCCGATTGTATGTGCCGTCTTCCGGCTTCATACTTGTCGCAGACAGATATATCGCACCCACGCCTTCGGCCTGTTACCAGCAAGTACAAGCAGCATGGCTGACTGTCAAATCTGCCTCTGTACTTGCAGTCCCTGTGTTTGCAATGATCCTTAACCGTCTCTAACATCGGAGTTTTGTGCTACTTTGACGATACCATTATACCGACTTTTATTGTTGATTGCTGTTGATTTGTGTATCAAGTTCGGCGAACTTCGCTCTCGCCCGTTGCTCGGCCTTGCTTATACGGCTCCTTGCCGTCTGGTAGGCAATGCCGATCAGTTCAGCGGTGTCCTTCAGCGTCTTGTCATTGATGTACCGCCATTCGAGGAGATCTGCATCGAGGAAGTCGAGGTTGTCATACAGGAAGGCCGTGACCTCGTCCCTTGCCTCGTTGTAATCCTTGACCAGATTCTGTAACTTCCGGCTGGCATCAATATAGTCGGCATAGTGGATCTCGGTGATGTTTGCCGGAGATGTCTGCACCCTCTCGCCCATACTCCCCGTGGTCTTCTGGCAGACCTCCAACTTGAAGGCCACCTCATCAGCCTTGTGTACTATCCGGCGGTGCAATCTCCGAGGTCTGTTCATGAACTCGTTGTAGGTCATCATCTGTCCTTTCTCGTAACGAACCCGTCATCTTCTCGGCCTTCGAAATCTGGGCAGCGATCCGTAAAGTAAGTGTAATCACCGCAGTTGTCCGACCTCTCATTCACGCACATCCAATCCCTGTCCTCTTTCTTGTGGTGTGCACAATGTCCGCAGATTCTCTCCTCTTTCATTTCAGTTTCACTCCTTTCAGTCCTACAAGTAAACTCGGTGGAATCGGTATCTCTAATGCTATCGGCCTCCAGAGGTGGAGACAGTTGCTCATGTTGTTCACATACTCGCTCTTCGGAGGATGGTACTGCACCACGCACTTATCGTCCTCCCAGAACATATCTTTTATGAGGCACATATCTTCCCATGTCGGCATTGATCCGTTGAGGGGACTGACAGATACATGCTCCCATCCCTCGCCCCATGACCATACGATCGAGGCCTTGGTGAACCCTGTCTTGTTCTTGCGAGGCAGCCGGATGAATCCACATCCTCCGTCAACGCCTGTCTGTTTTATGCTCAAATACTTGTTGTTCTCTGCTGGTTTCATTCTCCCACCTCACTTCCACGGACAGTCTGTCTCTCCTCGCATTTTGCAGTATTTGTGATAATCACACTCAGTTATCTCACATTCCGTCTGCTCTAAACCTACTCTAAACTGCTCTAAACCTCTGTAAAATTTCTGCCAGTCTATCTTGTCGCAGTTATCGCCCCACATCTCCATGTCCTTTTGGAATCGTTCGTCATCGGCTATAACAGACAATGTTCTATTGTCCAAATCCTTGAAGTGTGTCGTAACAATCTCTTGAACAAGGCTCGGCATATAAGTCCGTCTGCCGTGGCAATATCTCAATGCACATATACAGAGTGTGCCGAAGTCCTCGTTGCTTATGTCAATCATCGTTCTCTCCTTTCTTGAAGAACTCCCCACCTAACGAAGTCTCCTTGATGCAATATCCATTTCTCAACTTGTGTATGCAGTCCCACGGAGTCTTCGCTCCAGTCTCCCCTTCGTGGTATGCAACAAAGCACCCGTCATCATGTACACTTTTGATCCGTCCTATTTCGTAACTATCACCATTCACATAGATGATGTACTCTCCTATGCTGTATCCTTCCATCACTCACTCCTTTCCGTCTGTGGCTCGGTCTTGCGGTCTGCCTTATCCGCTCTGACCTTTCGTTCTAATGAGAAAGGTAGCAATTTGCGTATTATGTGCCCGTCCCTGTTGTTGGCTAATTGAACAGTTTTCCGAGTTCCATCATCTTTTTCGGGTCGGTGATATAGCAGTCCGGCTTCTGACCGCACTCGACCATCGCCATCACATGGTAGATCTGATCGTTGCTCTTGCCCGTGATGTCGAACATGAACACCCTCCCTACGATATCCGACAGGAAGAGGTATTCCTCCTGTGTGGTCGGATTCCTGTGGTACTCCAGATCTTTGAAGTCCTCTCTGGCATCGATCACCGTTCTCAAGTTGTCGATGTACTCCTGTTTGTTTCTGTACATTCTGCTCATTACTTCCCTCCTAAATCTTCCGGCGGTATCAAATTCACGCCCATCCTGTCATCGATTCTCACCCATTCTCGGCAGCCTTGCGGTTTGTAGAACGGGCATCTGTATGTGCCACAGCCGTCCTCGGTTCTGGATAGCACCCGACACCCGTTATTCCGTCCGATCGCTGCGAAGCAAGGCTCATTTATCTGCTTCAGATTTACGCTGTGTATCGTCACCATCTTTACACCTCTTCAGCCTCTGACCGCAGTACTGACAGAAGTTCTCGCTCCCGTAGTTCACCGCATGACCGCAATTCGGGCAGATTTCGTCCGGCGTAAATTCAGAGCCGTCTTCCCTTTTGAATTCGACTTTGCGGATCTTCACCTCCCTTGCTATATCCCTCTCTTCGAGCAAGTTGTAGTAGTTCACATCCTCGATCGTCAGCGGTGTGTCGAGTTTTACATGTCCGAATAACATATTTATTCCTCCTTTTCTCCTTCACGCCAGATCTCTATGAAGTCCTCCAGCGTCATTGTGATGAGCCACTCGTTACCTCGGTACTCTTTCGATACCTTCTTGTGCATGACCACAGGGTATTCATCTGGACGGGCATCTCGCTTCGCCTGTTCTAACCACTCGTATGTCATGCCGTGGCCTTGTGCGGTGTACTTGCATTCGATGTGCATGTGGTCGATGCCTACTACATCTGCGTCATTGTTCGCTCCGGCATATTGCTGCGACCTCCGCACATCGTAGCCGTACTCCTTCAGTTTCCTTACAAGGGCAAGTTCGCCCGTCTTACCTTTTCGTTTGCTGTTCACTTTTCTCCCATCCTGTGTTGTTAGCAAACCCGATGATGTACCTATAGAAGTCTTGGATCTCGCCACCCTTCATCTTGAGGTTGATCTCGTCCTCGACCGCATCGATCAGATAGTCAGCGTCCTCATAGGTTGCGAAGATTTTCTCTGTCTCCTCTGGAGATAATTCATCCAGAATATTGACCTCGCCACCCCTACTACTACTCTTATTTAATCTATTCTTATCTAATCTATACTGGGTATCCGTTTGGTATACCGTATGGTTGTCATTTGGTATACCAATGGGTGTCGGAAGTGAATATGCCCCGTTTTCTTTAACTGTCAGCATATTCATCTCCTCGGTATAGACCGTAGGAGTGTAGCGGTCTTTTCGGATGTAGTTATTGATTTTCCAATGCTTTATGACCATAACTCCTGTCTCGAACGGGATCACGAAGTGCTTCGCAATCAGAAGTTTCAGATCATCTTCGCTGGCTCCGACCATCCTCTGCAGCATTTTCGGGGAGTTCAGCATTCCGTCATCATCGGCGTTCATGCCGAGGTGGAAGTAGAGTGCCTGTGTCGACAAGGGCATCTCCATGAAGGAATCGCTCTGGGTTATCTGCTGTGAAAACATTCTCTTCTTTGCCATTACAGATAACACCTCCCGAACACCTCACGCAGATATGCCCTCTGCCCTTCGACCTTGAGGATGCGATCATACTCACCGCCTACATGGTGCACTCTCTCGTGGCACCTCCGGCAGAGCGGTATCATGCAACCCGTCTCCTCTGACAACTTCTTGTCGGCTCCGTGGAATACATGGTGCATCTCGGTTGCCTGTTGCCCACACACATAACAGGAGTGGAAGTCATCGGTCATGATGCTTTTGTATCCCATAATGCCTTCATCCTTTCTATCTCATCCGGCGTTCTTACTTCGATACCGCCCATCTCCTTTGCATCGGCTATGGTTCCGTCAATGAGGGATGCCATCTGCTGCGTGTTCATCAAATGCGATGGGAGGAGAAGTATGAACCATCTGTACTGTGTCCCGTTGCGATCTTCCACCGCATCGGTCGGTCTGTAGTGCATCGTTTCCGAGCGGAGATATGATCCGTCATCCTTCATCATGATGTAGATGTGTTTCCCGTCATCATCGAGCCAGTCGGTGCCGTAATCGCAGAGCAGTTGGTTGTGGACTTCGTACTTGCTCGTGCGGAGCCTCTTTGCCATCTTCTCGCACAGCACCCAATGGTATGAGTTTGCGTTCAATGACCTCTTGCCGGAACGCTTGGTAACGGACAGATCATAATCCTCTCCCAACTGGACTTCGCTGAAGGCATCCATCACATCGAAGCCGTCTTTCTTGTTGACCCGAAGCGTGATGATCGTGCCGTCAGAGTCCAATTCGATTTTTGGATTCTCAAGAAATCTCATGTCGCACCTCCCTATATCGGGAAGTCATCTTCGGCTGCGTTAAACGGTGACCAGCCATCGACATCTTCCGAGGTAGAATTCCTCGACCCTCCTTCTTTTCTTGCGTTAGAGCCGAAATTATCGCCCTGTGCGGAGCCGAGGAACTTCACTCTGTTGGCTATTACATCTGTTGTGTATACTGTCTTGCCGTCCCTGTCCTTATACGACCCCGTCTCGATGCGTCCGTTGACAGCCACTTGGCTCCCTTTGTGGAGGTATCTGCCACAGTTCTCTG